CTACAATACCGTCATCAATTCTATTATCCAATGTAGATTCTAAAAGAACTTCTTCTATAAATTTTGATATATTTTTATTCATGACATCACGATCCTATTTTTTTAAATTTAATTCCTTTTGAATATGAGTAAAAAGCCCAGCCGCTAGTATTTGTCAGGTCTTCTATATACTCTAACCATGTTATTTTTTTAGAGGAGTCTGTTCCAACCTTGTTGATGATGATTATTCCGTCATAATCAAGCTCTGGTAAAATATTTTTTCCTACATCTTCCGGTGTAAGAGTATCGTCCGAAAACATTATTAGGTTCAGTATTTGAGGAATAATGATTCCGCGTTCTTTGTCTTCTATTGCTTGTACTTCTATATTAACTGGGGTCTTTTCTTCCGGTGGGTTTTCTATTGTATTCTGGGACGATTTGTCCGGTATATCTATGGCAACTTCAACTTCTTTTCCAGATATCTTAAAATCGGCTACATTTGCTATTGCTTCTATTTTTTCCTCGTCTCCCATAGCCTTGAAATAGCCTCTGCATTTTATAAGAGCATTAAAAGTGTTTACTCCGAAACTTTCTTTAGTTGGTGCCTCAAAATATGCCACTGCATACTTAAATTCTTTTTCCGTGAGCTTTCCTTTATCGTTCATCTTTTTTAGAAGATTTAAAAGCGCTTCATAATTTTCTTTTTTTGTTCTGATAAAGAGTTCCAACTCATTCATTGCTTGAACAATTTTTAGCTTATTAAATCCTCTATTTTTAAACGTGTTGTCTTCAACTTTAAATACTCCGCCGACCGATTCTTTAACATCAATCACCCGCCCTCCTACCTTCAAATCTCCAGACTCGCTTCTTCCTGTTTCAGCGCCTCTGATGAGAAATAAAAGTGGATATTCACCACGACCTATGGCACTTGCTCCCTTCAAATAGTTAGAATCTAAAAACCCTATAATATGATCGTCGTCGTGAAGTGTGGAACGAGATGTATATAAAGTTCCCATATAATCCGCCGCCTGACTTGGAGTTAGCTTATTAAAATTTTTTAAGAAATCTTCCTCGTCACTTGTCCATTTGTCCTTGGTGTTTTCGGCAGAGTCTTTTAGTTTAAAAAATTTTATAATCTTTTCTATTTTATCTTCGGGTATGTTTTTTGACCGTAAGATTGCCGTCGAAACATTTCCTCTGGACCATTCTGTGTCAAGCGGAGGTACAGTAGTTACTTTTTTTACTCCAAGTTTTTCTTTACTTTTCAATGTCTTTTCCATCACAGACTGTACTTCCTCTTCGGAAAGTCCGTATTCTGCCAAAGTATTTTTAAACAGTTCAATATTTTCTGACAAATCAAATCCATTTAAAAATCCATCGTCGGATTTTATAGTAAGTTGCGACAATATGTCTTCTATAATCTGTTCTTTATCCATAATTTATAAATATTGATATATACAGCTAAATATCAATATTATAAATATCAAAGATCAACTTGTTTCATATCGCCATAGTTCTTACCAACATACACCTTAACAGGAAACTTTTCACGTTCCATGATCTGCTTGATCTTTTTTATAACAGTCATCTTGTCTTCTTTATGAGCATCAAACAGGATACTGTCGTAGGTATATAGTACAGGCAGCGTTTTCTTGCCATTTAGATAGCTTGTAAGCTCTCCAAGGGTATCTACTGCCATTTCTGTCTCAAATGCCTGTAAAATATAGTTAAACAGCTTGTTTGGCGTAGGATCTTGAATATGACAAGATTTTATCTTGCGACCATATTTGGGAGTTTCTATATAACCATTCTGCTCAAAGAACTTCCAGCGATGATCAATATATTCCTGAACTTTGCTAAAGTATGGTATATGTAGCCACTTTTTATCAATACCACCATATATCTGTGTAAATGTAAACCCCTTGGCTACAGCAATATCTTCGTCATTTGCTTGTTTCTTATTGAAGAAATATTTGGCCAGATACGCATATGGATTTTCTTCAGCGGCCATATTAAAGTTGGAAAGATGAGCAATCAGTCTTGGATGAAACGCATTATAATCCATCATAACAAGAAAGCCGTCATCGCCATATCTGCTGACAAAACAGTTTCTGCTGCCGTCTGACTTGTTGAGGGCGGCATAGTTCACGCCGCCAAATCTATTGCTGGGTCTTCCGGTTGATGTAAGCAAGTTATATTGCGAAAACACCAATCCATTTTTTATATGTTTGGTTTGCTCGTCTCCAAACACATCTGTAAAATCTTCGTTTACACACAGTCCGTTGCTTTCAAGTTTAGAAAACAGTTCGGTCATGGTATCGTTGGTGAATACAAATCCTTTTTCAGAAACATCATTAAGTTTGATATTCTTGATTAGTTCAACTTCAGACTCAAACATCTTGGCGTGCTTATACAACGGCACGCAGGTATTGATGTTTGGAAGGTGCTTGAAGTTATATTGAACAAAACTGTGTGCGTTGGTATATTTCTTTTCAGATGGTTCTACGCCATTATCAAGAAAACGATATATGTTTGTGTCAATAAAGTCATAGTCTTCTCCAAACAACTGAACAATGCTCTTTTTATCCGATACAAGTTTCTTGTGAAACTTTGATTTCTTCAAGGCTTGCTTGATTTGCTTTAGTCCATCGGCAATACAAATCGCTTCATTATGCCTGATAGGAAGGCACCAGCATTCGTCGCTGATAATAAAGTAAAAGAAGATTAATGAGATATTGTTGTTGGATGCGTGCTTTTCACTGTCAACACAAACAACACCAATATATGCGTGGTCGCTGTTGAGTACGGCGACTAGATTTGTAAAGTCTTGTTGTGTTTCTACAATATGCACGGATATAGCATACGGCAGAAATGTCAAACTTGTCAATACTTAAGATCCCTTCCAGTATTCAAGTAGATTTGGCAGAGCAGAAGAAAGATCAACGCCTTCTTCTTTATGTATACGATCTATTTCAAATCTATTAGAATCAGTTACACCATACTTATCTAATATTCCATTCTTGTATATGCTATTTTTTGGTCCCGAGATTTTCCAACTTAAGTTGACAACTTTGTATAATTGCGAGTTAAGTTTATTGGCGTTATCGGTCTGTATCTCTGTTATCAAGTTTTCATTTATTTTCTTACTAAAAAATCTTGATATATAACCTTTTACATAGTCATCTTTACTTGGCATGGGTTTATACGTCATAGGAGACGATGTCTCGGAGATTTCCGAAAACTTTCCGTAAGATGTTGCTAAACTTTCGTTGTATATCATATTGTTGTAAGTGGTCTGGCTTCCGCTGTTATGCTGGTTGTCCATTGCTTGTCTTCTATGTTATTTTTTATATTTGATACCTGCCATACTGCTCTTTCATAGCTATATTGTTCAAGCACATTGGCGAGAGTAAACTGAGACAAATATGTTATTCCGCCTATTCCCAAAAACTCAATATCAAACTTTACACCTGGTAGTATCGGGTTATTTGTGTATGTAGCTTTTTTGTCTTTTTTATTGCTTACAACGCTATTCATAAAAGACCTGTCGTGCTCATACAGAATGTAACTAACCGTTTCCTTTCCTTCAATTCTATTGTATACATAAAATTGACTATCCGAAGAATTAAATAATCTTGTGTATTTACTTTTTTTGTTTTCTCCAGAAGTATTTGATGGTTTTAGCTGATCAAAAACTCCTACGTCAAACATTCTATCTCCACGGGAAAATCTACTTGCATTCATCGTCTTTGGGTCTACGTTTCCTTGTCCGTATTGAGATGGTATATCTTTTCCAGAAGCACTTTGCATGACCATTTGACTTCCCATGTCCGAACTTATTTTTATGAACATGTTTGCCGATTTTATATATGCCGAATCAATTGAATTTAATTTTATAGTAGGTAAGGCGGTGGCATCGTTCTTTTCAGAGATCGGCGTCAGATTGGTGTCCATAACTGTGAATTTTGAGTTATCTTCACCGGCAGTTATCAACTTCAACTGTGATATATTGCACGTGGCCTGAGATATATGCTGAAGAAGCGCTTCTATTAATGTCTTTAGTGTATCGTTTTGTTCCACCAGTGTTTTAAAAAAATCAACATTTACATATATATCAGATAAATACCCCCAATATCCAGCCGCATATTTTCCTGCCGCTTTTTCTCCATATAATCCCACAGATTCCAAGGTTTGAAAAACAGGAAAAGATTTTGAAAAAGGATTTATCACATATCTTAAGTCGTCATATTCATCTGTAAATTTGTTTTCTTTTAATACATCTTCTATAGACTCTTTAAACAAAGACAAATAATTTTGATTTTCCACCTTAGCTTTCCAAAGTCTACTTTTTGTCATGCCATCGGTAGAAGCATTATTGTATGTTACAAATCTTGGAGCAAACTGATTTGGAATAAGTATATTTGAAGATACGGATTTAAGCGCCGGGTGTGCTGCCATCTTCACGTTTGATATATCAAACTGGCTGATTTTTACTCCAGAGTCTTTCATATTCTCATCAAGCATTTTTAACGAGAAAAATGTATTTATTATTTCAACAATAAGATCCATCTTAAGCCAAGTTTTTCCATCATCATTTGCTTTTCCAGATGGTTTATTATCCGGTTTAAATATTTTTCCTCTGGTATTAAACTTTGTTCCTATATCTATATTTTCCTCAACTGTATATTCTTCTTCTCGTAAAATAGGCTGGTACGTTCCTGTCATTGAAGAGACCGTTCTTGTTTTTTTAACTTCTTTCTTTTTTGAAGATTGAACGCTAAGACTTCCCATATCATCAAATACAAACTCGTTAAAATCTTTTAATTTTATTTTGTCTTTATCTTCTTTTTTATCTTCACTTTCGTTCTTTTTGATGGTTGTATTTTGATATGACTGACCTTCAATCAGAAAGTTGGCGTTTGTTATGGTGACTTCACAATCATATCCTCCGGCCTCGTTCAAACTATATCCAAAGTCTGTGATATAGCCCATTCCTATGTCATAATTTCCGTTGGATTTTTCTATCTTTTGTTTTGTATATTCGGGCGTAGTGAATATCTTTTTAAGTGTATCTAGATCGGTCAAGTCTGTCAATGACTCTGGATTATAGTTATTCCATCCCCACTCAACCACCAAGGTGATTCTTGGAGTGAAAAAATAAGGAACTAAATATTTTAACTGGCCAAGGCTGTAGCATTTGAACGATATTTTTATTTTTCTACATAATCCAGGAAAACTGCTGTTTTGTCCTCCTAATAGCTCCGTCTGAACCGAGACTAAGCTTGGAGGTGGACGATGTGGTAAATCATTTGGTATTCCAAGATCATTGTCTGTGGCAACCGCTGGCACTTCATGTAAATTTCCATAGGCATCTACTCCGAGAGTTATCTTGTCATCGTTAAATCCATAACTGGCATTAAATCCTTCAGTTCCTCCAAGTACGAATCCTTCTAGGTTTTCTTTGGCCAGTTTAGATATTCCATTTGAAAATACTCTTGCCCAAGCTGTTCTTGGTCCGGAGTATTTTTCTGGATCTTTATCTGGATTTGCTCCATATTCTTTTGATCTGCTGTTCAATATGTCCGCTATCCACGGAGGCATCGGATGTAATCCCCAAGGAACTAATCCTTTATTGGCTTTATCACTTTGTGTATCTGTTGCCATTGTAACGTATACTTGTTATTCGTTGCTTCTTCTAAAATTGGCTATTATAACATCTATATTTTGAGGTATTCTTATTTGTACTCCCGTGGGCGCTTTGAGAGTCGCCTTTATACCATTTGCCTGTGCTATAATCCACCATAATGTACTGTCTTTATAAAATTTATAAGCAAGGCTGTCAAGATAATCTGTTTCACTGGCGACTATATACAAATCATTAAATCCAACAGGTATCTTTGGATATCTGGTTGTTCTTAACACTCTCTTGCCGTCATATCGTTTAAAAACGCTGCTATTAGTTTGTGTATATCTGTTCATACCGATTGTTTATTCCATCCTTCTTGCGGACCAAAGTGATAGTTGCCTGTCAACGACAGTTGTTTTTCAAGTAGTTTCACAGACACTGATACATCTATTATATTTGGAAGTTGTCTTGATTTGGCGTTTGAAGTTATCGTGTCTGTCCCATTTATACCATAAACATATTCATAACCATTTTTTCTTAATGTTTCCCAAGTAGCATCATCTGGTATTGTAATATTGACGCTTGATAAAACAGCTGGCTGATCTACATATAAGTCACCTATTCTAAATGTTATCATAGGAGGATACATGAATCTACTTTCTTTTCCAGTAAGATATGATTGAGGATCTTCTCCAAAAAATTCAGCTTGTTCTAAAGTTGCCTGATTTGTAACCGTGGCAGAATCTGTGTATTTGCTTGGTCTGGTTAATCCTGCTAAATAATTTACTCTTTCCCACATTGGAATGAGTTCTTCAATGCTATTGGCATATACCTTAAAATTAAAATTTACATCTCTGGCAAATCCTTTGTATACAAAAAGTTTGTCGGCTCGCCCAAGATATGATATAGATTCCCAGTCTGGCGAATGTGCGTCCGTTATTCCAGACAACGTTGCCCTGAATGGAATATATTTTCGATTTACCAAATCGTAAAAATAAAAGTATATTAAATCTTTTGATTGACCTTTATTTATTTCGATATCTGCTGGTATAGTATTTCTATCTCCGTCCAATATAGGGAGTTTATTATATAAGTCGGAGTCTCCCTGTTTGATTCCCGATCTAAATTGGTCTAGTTTTTCTATTTTTGCCGATTTTGCAAATACTTTGTCGTCTATTGTTATCCCGCTAAATGCGCCAGATTTTGAATACTTCATGATGGATCCAGTTGTTGGTATCGCATTATAGTTGTTTTTTACACTTACTCCAACGGTATTTCCTTTGTCCAGAGTATTATAGCGTTCAGCGGACTTGTTATACATCGGATGTTGTTCTTCTGTATTTTGTCCCTCAACCAATTCAAACATTCTTTTATACAAAGCGACCATCCCACGATCATCTTTAGTATCTTTATCATGCCGCCTAGTCATTTCCTTTACGCCAGCATACGCACTCACCGGTGTTGAGGCCACAACTCCAATAGGTTTTACAGTAGTTTCAAGATCTGCTCCGTTGTCTGGAACTTTTATGAAAGGAGCTTCTGATTCTGGTATTCCCATTTCAAGCGATTCCAAACTTGTCATTTTATTCCCAGCAATTGCATCCGCTCTTCGTTGTCTTCTTTCTGCAAGCTGCGTATAATTCATTGGGTCTCTACTGTCATTGTAGAATTGACCAAAATCATTTCCTAATATCGTGGACAATCCTCTTTTTCCGGTAAATGTAAGCAGTCCTCTTTTGTCAAAAAGCATTGTCAGATACACATCAGATTTAGATTTACTATATTCTGGTCTATATATCCAATCTGCCTTTTTACCGGAATTACTGAACAGTCCTGTGGTACTAGATATCGATTTTAATACACTAGACAAAAATCCAGACTCGCCTTTTCTCGATCCCGCCCCCAACCAGTTTTTGTCGAAATTTGATCTTCCTCCAGCGGCTGTTTCTCCTCTCATCAACCCATATCTTCCTTGTCCTTTTGATAGAACATATGTCGATAATGGACCAGTAGCAGTTCCCGGTATTGTGCTGGTCGAATCTTCCTTTGTTGTGGAAAACCCAATAGTACTAAGAAGAGAACTTACAAAGAAGTTTAATAATCCTCCACTAGATTCAATGTGTCTTACTGGTCTGTCTCCTCCAATCGGTTGCGTCGTGGCAGCAATAACACTTCCCAAATTATATGTTCTTGTTTCATCGAATGGAGCGGAGCCTTGCAGCAATATCTGTTTTCCAATATACAATATACCATTTCCGGTTATCGTAAACTTACCCATTCTTTTCAGGTCTCTGGCAACTGAACCTACTGGCAGTGCTTGCGTATCTCTTGATGTAGCACTTTTTGTTGAGTTTGAATCAGTTAACTTTGTATATACAAATGGCTGATTTGGTCCAATTCCTCCGCCAGCCTGATAATATGGGCTGATTTTATTGTAAATTGTACTTTCTTGTGATTTAAAAAAATTAATACGCTGTGAAGGTGTACTTCTTTGTATTGGCGACAGAGGAGCTAAAAATGTATTGTCTTCCATATGTTATAAATATCTTTATGTTCCTGCCTTTTTAGCTATAGCACCGGACATTTTATCTAAATCTACCGTTGCTACGATATATCCCTGTTTCATCAATGATATCAGTTCATCTAGTTTAGCGACCATCGCGGCAGAATTATTGTTTACGTTTACAATTTGGGTTCCCGCGCCAGCCGCGCCACCAAGTGAATTTATAGCATTTACAAGTCTATCTATGGTTTCTTTTAAGTCATTAAGATTTTTTACTTCTATTGTCGTGGTTGCCATCAATTCAACCGAAGCTTTTATTTTTTCCGACATATGCGTCGATAACGACTTATATTTTGAGATAATGTTATCGATCTCTTCTGAAACCTGCTTGAATCCACCAACTTCACTTATTTGGGCTGATAACGACTTATATTTTGAGGCAATGTTATCAGTTTCTACCGACACTCGTTTCAATCCATCCGCTGCGCTTGATAATGCCAATATATTTTTGATAACCCCATCTCCAGAGAAGAAGTTGATAAACGAAGCAAATGCAGATGATACTGCAAATCCCGCCATTGCAAAACCTATTGCAGTTATTCCAGCTGCGGTTCCTGATAATTTGATGAATCCTATGTCCGCTAAGTCTTTCAAAGGTTTTACAAGTCCACTAACAAATGCTGGTGTTATTTTTATAACAGCTTTGATTGAATCTATTATTTTTGAAATTCCTTTTCCAAAAAATTCAAACCCTTTGCCAGCTGCCAATAACCCAACACCCAATAATGCGGCGGCGCCGCCAACGGCGACCATCCCAAGTGCAACTGGTTTAAAATAGCCAGCGATTGCGCCAAGTACCATCAAACCGGCCAGTGCTGCGCCGGCTTTTTCTATGGATTGTACATCATTGAACACTACTAAAGATTTTCCAAGAAGATACAATCCTCCTGCCAGTCCGACTAAAGCAAATCCAAGCTTTGCCATATCTTTCCATTCTATTTTAAATTTTGAAGCAGCGTACAATCCACCAACTAAACCAACAATAACGCTGCCAGCCTTTCCCAAAGAAGGCCAGTCTACGTCGTTAAATGTTGCAAGTGCTTTACCAAGTGCATACATACCGCCAGAAAATACGACCAGTGTTGCAGACAATGCTGCCATTTTTTTAATTGCTTCCCAAGTTATAAGCCTGAAAAAATTTGATATTGATTTGCCAATACCGCCGAGTCCCCCACCGACACCGGCAGCACTGGGTGTTCTAGAAAATAGTCCCGCAATTTTTGACCACAACCCTCCCGTGGCAGAAATCGCCGCTCGCAATATTGTGAAGGTTTTTATCAATTTTGTTAATGAAAAAATTACTATTGTTGATCCAAAAACTATGGCGACGGCCCATTTTAAATATGGATTATCTTTATATACACTTTCAATTGTTTTTGTCAATTCCTTTACGGCATCATTCATCCAAGTAAATGCGGTTTCTATCGGTATTGCCTTCAACAAACTTAATATTGATTCCAATGGAACAGTAATTAATTTAAGCGCCGCTCCTGTTATTTTTACAATTCCTGCCAAGGTTCTGAATGTGGTCACAATAAATGGAACTATAGCATTTGCAATAGGAAGTAATGTATCGCTTATGTCTATCCAAATTGATGCCAATGCGTCTGTGAGTTTGTTTATCTCCCGTTGACGCAATTGCATTTTAACCATATCTTTTCCTCTAGCCACAAGATTTTCTTCAGCTCGCTTTTCATCTTCAGCCATCTGTCTCTGCATTGCCTTATATTCAGAGAACATCTTTCTTTCTTCTTCGTTCGCGCTATTTTCAAGGGCAGCGAGCATTTTTTGCTGATTTTGCTGTTTTATAACCTCGCCAACTGTCATTCCCGCTGCTTTAGCCAGTGCTTCTTGTTCATAAACACTTAATCTTGTAAAGTCTCCGACCTTTTGAATTTGTCTGAGCGCAGCTTCTCTTGAAGCTACAACTTTTCCTTGATATGCCAGTAATCTTGATTCTTGAAAATTAAGTGCCATTCCTAACAAAGCCGATGCTTCGAGTTCACTTGTAATTGATTCCTGATAGTTAAGAAATTCTCTTGCCGATTTTGACAATGCATTTACCGTTGTGCCCAATCTTCTAGCCTCAACCGTTGCCTTTATTAAAGCAAGTGGACTTTTTGCCAAAAACGCCAACGTGTCAGCGGATGCTTCGGCCATATCTTTCATCACCGCTGATGGCGCTACTCCTCCCATTTTAGCCAAAGCAGAAGCCGCCAGAATAGTTCCTTCAGCAGTAGTCCCAGATGCTTCTGCTATTGATGTAAAGCTTGCTCTAAATTTTGCCGCATCTGATGCCGATATTCCAAGATTCGCTGCCATCTGAGCAGTCGATGATATCATATCTTTTGTAACCAATCCAATAACTTGAAACTCTCCAGTTAATGCACCCGCCGATTCGTATGCCTTGTCTATGGTTACTCCTAAATGAGAAAACTCAACATTTACTTCTCTTGCTGCTTTATCTATACGTTCTGTTTGAGAAACTAGAAATCCAGTCTTATCTCTAAAATCTCCTGCCGCTTTATCCAATTCTTTAAATCTGTCTACTGATGCCGTTATCATTGCCAAAAATGCGGCGGCGCCTCGCTTTAATATACCAGTTGCAAATTCAACAATTTTGGCGTATTCTTTTGAATCACCTATTAGCGGTTTGATCAATGATTCATTGATCTTTACCATTTTTTCGGCAAGTTCTTTTCTTGCTTTTTCTTCTCTGTTGATTTGAGCCGCAATTTTTACTTGGTCGCGCAACTTTGCATTTGCAGAATCCAGCGCTGGAATTATGTTAAGCACTACATCACTATATCGTTCTCTGTTCTCTGTCAAATCTGTTTCCAATGCATGACTTATCCCAGTAAGCTCATTGAGTTTTTGTTGTGCATTTATAGCGTCTATAGACCCGGCGGCGCTAACACTCAAGAGTGCAGTCGTAGATGCAATCAATGCATCGTTTTGGGCCTTGCGCGTTTCCAATAAAGTTTTTGCCTTATCCAAACCCCCAAGCTCTTCATACTGCAATCTGCTTCTTTCTTTTATATTGGCCGAATGCTGCTTTCCAAGATCCGCCACGATCTTTGATGTACTATTTATTCCATTCTGTGCAGCTTGTACCGCTTTTGTGGCATCCAACCAAATGCTTGTTTCTTTGGCCGCGCCTGCTATTTCTTTTTTGATTTTGGAAAAGCTCCGCGAAAGATCTTCAGTCGCTTTCTCAATTTGATCAAGTTTCTCGCGTGTTTCGTCGGCCATATTCTATAAGGTTGGTTATATCCTATATAAATATATAATAACCATCCTTTTTACCTGCGTATTGCAGGTCTATCTATCTTTGGGCCACCCGGTTTTTGTCCCTTGGCCGCCGACTCGTGTTGGTCTGCTTCTTGTTTTTTGGTGTCCGCTAGCTTTTTTATATAAAATCTGCGCAAATATATAGGCAAGTTATATACCTGCGTGTGCGTAAACGCGCCATTACTATAATAACAAAGATTGAATATTTCTTCGTGTAACGCTAACTTATACTCAGGTGGAAGGCCAAAAGAAGTCAACACCCAGTGGCATCGCCATCCTTTCTTCGTGCCCACACTCGGAGCATTTAAAGTCAAAAGACATATCAAGTTCTGGTGTATTTTCGCGTATATGTTTACGCAGTGACATACTGTCTTTGGCTGGCATATTATCCACAAACTTTTTAACATTTCCTCTGTCCGTGTCTCCATTAACTGCCACAATCATATACTTGAGGCGTGTTGTCATTTCTGGGGAGTTTCCTTTTGACAGTTTAGCTATTCCCTTTAGTTCTGCATCTATGTCTGCCTCATCTTTGTGTGTAAGAAGTTTATAAGTTACTGTCTTTTTAGATATGGTCAGATCAAAATTGAAACTGTTTTCTCCCTTGGTATATTTGCTAAAATCAAAATCCTTTGTCTTTAGAGATGAAAGATCCACCTCCACATTGTTTTCTGTTTCGCATTTTGGACATACAATTTTTACAGGATATTTGTCACCATATGCAAGTCGGCGAGCGGCTACAAATATAGCATTCTTATCTAATATGAATATATCATCCAGCTTTACACCGGGTGTTACAATTAATGCCTTTAGTAGCTCATCCAATACAACACCTTTCTTGATCAGATTTTGGCTGGTAAGAATGTCTTCCTCCTTTGCAGTCATGTATTTTAATTGAATACGACCGGAAGAAAGTGGAGATGATAACGGATAAAAATGACCCTCCGATGGTAGATCTATATATTCGGTAGGAAAGTCAAGTGCTGGTGTTTGTTGTGTAGCTACCGGTGAAACTGGAGCTACTGTTGCCTGTTTTGATACTGGTATAGTTTGTTCTGGCATAGTTTATAACCTTTGATTTTAATGATATATATGAACTACAATAAGTTTTTCATATATATAAAAACACTAAAATATATATTATTTCGCGGCTTTTTTCTTGCTGCTAATAAGCATTTGGACTATTGCCATGAGTAGTATTGCTGCTCCTGCGCCTGCTCCTATCATCCACATAGGAATACTTGTTGCCATATAAGCAAGACCAAGGAATGTAATACCAGATACTATCATACCTAGTTTCTTTAATAATACACCGCCTATTAGGAAAAGTATACCTATTCCTCCTAATAGTCTGACTAACCACACCATAAGCTCTTGCTGTTGAGCTTCTTTAAGCAATCTGACTTGATCAGCGGCTTCTTGTCTAACTCTTTCAACTTCTGCTTTTTTCTCGGCTTCCAGTTTTTCCATAGCAACACGATTTGCTTCTTTCATCTGTGCCTTTTCTTTTTCTTTTTGCTGAATAAGTTGATCTGCTTCGTCAAGTGCTGCCTTTTGATTTACAGCAAGATCTATGGTGGCTTTATATTGAATATATAGTTGATCCACAGTCTTTGTTTTTTCTTCAGCAACTTCTTTCTGAATCTGCGCTTTTTCGGCGTCTGTTAGTTTATCTGTGCGCATCATTATTTCTTTTGATCTTAAATGCGCAATGGTTGTATTGATGTCTGTCTTTTTCTTTTCTTGAGTGACATGATATACACCATAGTTCAGTTCGGCTATCTTGTCGAAGTTATCTTGATCTTTTTTCTTTAGGTCTTCATATGCCTTGGCCATTTCTGCTTTTAGCTTGGCATATTCGTCTTCCATTTTCTTTTTATCTTCGGCTGCTTTTTGTTCAGCTGCTGCCGCTTTTTCCATAGCTTCTTTTGCGGCTTGGGCGGCAACAACTGCTGCCACGTTTACTTCTGGTTCTTTAACAGGTGCTACTTCGGTCTTCTTTGATCCAAAGCTTGGTACGCTTGGCATTTTTGGCAGACTTGGTATTCCACACCCCGATAATAATAAAACCATTAGTAATGTGGCTAGTTTTTTCATATGTTTGTTATGCTGGTTTTATACCTTTTTTGCGCATCAAATAAGCACGAAGATTTGCTATTTTCTTTTGTTTTTCGGATTTTTCTTTTGCGGCAAGAGCAGCAACGTCTGGTTCAGCTGAACTTTCTTCGCCGGCTGCTCCTTCTTTTGCCTTTGCTATTGCGGATGAAATAACAGCAGCATCCAAACTTAATGGAGCATCTTCTGCACTTTGTTTTGCCAGTTCATCTGCTACTTCTTGTTCAGTGGCATTTGGCTTGAACTTCAAGATGTTTTCAACAGCATCTTCTGTACGAGCAACTGCTACTTTGTCTGTTGCTGGTTTTGATGGTGTTGATGCTGTAGTAGCTACTGTTGGTGTTCCTCCTTTTGGTGCCTCTGTTGGCGTGCCATCTGGAACAGACTTGTGTCCTTTGATAGACCAGCCAGTTGGTGAGTTTGGATCTTGAACCTTGTATTTGTTTCCAATAGCACCTGCTGTGCGTGCCATTTCATCAATTTCTTCGCGTATCATTTGAAGTATTTCTTCTTTTATACTACCAACTTTTTGTGGATTGGCTGGCTTCTTGACTACGGGAAGTTTTTTACCTTCTTCCTTTTCCTTTGGCTCTGGACCTGTGAGATCTTTTGAATCAGCTACTTTTTCAGTGTGGTCGGCTGACTCTGGTGCCTTTTTCATTCCAGACAGTCCTTTAGTTTCGTTAAGTTGTTCCTGTTTAGCAGCAACGACTTCTTGTACGATTACTTTTAATAGTTCCTTGAGTTCAGATTTTTTCATAGTATTATAGTTTTTAAATTTTTTACCATTTACGGCAAGACCAATAACGAGCTTTTGTTCTTGGACCTGGATTTGCACAGTTGTGTCTTGCCCTAAAACTCTTACGACGTTTTGGATTGCTCTTCTTGATGCGCATCTTTTTGTCGCCAAAGTTTACCTTCTTCACTTTACCTGTTGATGGATTACGAACAAACACTTTAAATTTTTTTACATCTCCACGCATTGGCTTTCCAAGTGGAACCTTGCGTCCATGATATTCTGCCTCTTCAAGATTCTCCTTGGAGTCGGCGTTAATGTCGCCATATATTTCATAAAATTCATCACCTTCGCAAGTATGTTCTTCACCTTCTGGAACCATAGCCCAATTAGTCTTACGATAGCATTCTTCCCAAGCTTCGTTGGTACCTTCTTCCATAGCTGCTTCATAACATTCCCAGCACATTTCATTCATTTGGGTTTGTTCTTCCCAAACTTCTTGAATAACTTCACGAACGATGTTTCTTAGTTGTTCTTGTTTCATAGTTTCTTTTTGTTCATTAGTGTTTTTTACGCAGTTTGGATATGTTTTACCAAACATTTTTTTATTACCTTCTTTGTGGTAACCTTTCCAGCAAGCTTCATCAACTTCTTCAAATCCTTCGGATTTTGTACCCCAGTTCTTTGCACCTTTTTTACGGCACTTTACGAGTGCTCCCGACGCATATGCACTTGGCCACACTTTATAACGAGACTTTACCTTGTAATAGCAAGCATCTTTTTTCTCACTCATCAATGCTTCTGATACAAGTTCTCCACCACAAATTGGACATGTATGATTTTCGTTCATGGTTTTTTATTTAGTTTTTACGTTTTTGGCTTTGCCACTACGTTCTGGGTTTGGATCTTCGCGGCGTTTGCGTCGGGCTGCTCTTGCTCTTCCCTTTTTACCCATAGCTCTAGCAGATGCTAGTGGACGGCACTTTGGCTTGCCTTCACTTGACTTTCCTCTTGCGCATGCACCTCGAATCTTACCATCTGGTCCGAATCGTACCCATTTTTCTCTAAACCATTTTCTAAGGTCTTCGTCTAAACTTTCAATGAATTCTTCGTTTAGATATTCTGGTTGAACAGATTCTTCGTGCTTTTTGCGGCCTTGACAATGAGCACGTTGACTAAATCCTTTTGGGTGAGAGCAATCTATACTACGTTTGTATTTAGCAGACCATTTTTCTTGAAGATAGTTTTCAATCTCTTCTTCAATATTTTCAATGAATCTAATATGTTGGTCTTCGCTCATGCTTTGTCTTGTATAGATTGCTGTTTACGTATGACATTTGCCTGTTGCTGTTGTAGTTTAGCTTTTTGTCTTTCGGCACGCTGTAGCTTTGGTTGAATAGTAGCTTGTAATTTTGCAACATCACCTTCTATCTTCTTAACGTTTGTTGTAATCTTATCCGATTGCGCTTTTAGGTTAGCCAAATCTTTTTTATCTGCGTCAGACAAACCAGATTCTGCGGCTGATGTATCTATTGTTGCGGCAGCATCTACTTCTCTAAGATCCTTTTCATATATTTCTTTCATCATATTGACAGCGCTGTTGAATACGCTGTTTTTTTCCATAAAATATGCTGCCGTTCCCCAGTCTTCTCTCTTAACTCTTGCCAATAACTCTTCAGCATATTTTTCAATCTTCTTTTTCCATAAGCTGGCTGGCATGTTTCCATAACCAATCAGTTGAAGTGTTGGATCTTCGCTTCTTTTACCGGAGATGATATAACCATATTTTGGTGCTTCACCTTTGGCTTCTGCCAACTTGTGAGCTACAACGTTATGAATGACTTCTTTAAGCTGTGATTTTTTCATCATTTACCGTGCATTTTCAGAATCTGTTCAGCGGCTTCTTTAGCCTTCTTTGCCAGTTCAACTTCACGTTTTTCTTCTGGGTTGCTCATGTCTGTTTCATCGTGTTTAGCAGCACCTTCTGTTGCCAGCCACATTTCTTTTACTTGTTGAGTGGCTTTTTTACCATCTCCGTGCTGACTATAAAACTTTTTCCAAGCTGCCTTGTATGCTTCAGGAGTATTTCCTGCTTTCTTAACATCATCTTTCATACCCGGAGGAGCTTTCTCAGTTAACTCTTCTTCGGCAACACCAAGTGGTGCTATTGCCATTACTTCTTCTATAGTTTCACGTATCAAGGCTTTGAGTTCGCTTCTTTTCATAGTATAGTTTGTTTAATAAATTAGTATATATAAATATTAAATACTGTATAAAAAAGAACAGTTATGTTGTGTAACACACATTATTTACGTTGGGGGTTATAGGGGGGCCACAAAATCTTGTCAAGATAAAATAAAAAATCCTCACTTATTACAGTGAGGATTTTAGTTATTAAATACAGAAATGTATTTTTATTAGAATTGTAGGATTGCGTAATCGTAGCTCAGTGTCATGCTAATCATCAATGTTTCTTGAGCACTCCAATCAAGTGCAGCACCATTGAAGTTGACGCTGTTTGGAAATGCGCCCTTCAAGTCCCACTTTTCAACAATGTCACCGACAGGTCCAAGAACTTGGATCTGAACATCCTTCTTATACATATCAGCATAGCCGTTACGACCAGTTACTGATTCGTGAGCAAGACGTACCCATTCCATACAAGCTTGAGCAGCAGAAGGAACAATTGGGTCATACATAGTGATGGTGATATCCTGCCATTCACTCTTACCCTTGAGCTTGCGCTTCAGGTTGATATGATCAAGAGTGATAGTGTTGTTATTGATTGTTGGACGTTCAGCTGTCTTGATGAGATAAGCCGGTATGCCATCAATGTTCATGATGAAACGGTTCTGGACCTTTGGCTCGAAGGCCGTGAAGAATATCTGGTTTTGGTCTAGTAGTTCTGCCATAGTATTAAGGAATTAATTGTTTCTCGTATGTATAAATATGTCCCAGAATATAAAAATGAACAAATTATTGATAAAAAATAGAACATTTTTATAACTATTTTGTTCTTTACTTTTAAACTCAACCATACCATAAATATGCTAATATATGAAAAAAGACCTTATATTGATAACCGCTTTTTGTAACAATGAGCATAAAACTTCCACGTTAAGAAATTTAGTTAATTCAATAAAAAAAATAGGAGGATTCGATGTGCTGATAGCATCGCATAGTGCATTGCCGCAAGATATAGTTAGTTCCGTAGATTATTATTTTTATGACTCAAAAAACATTCTATTAACAGATTTTAATTTAAGAAGCGCATCCTGGTTTGATCCGGATCTCAACGGAAAAATACATTCTATATTTGTTGGATTCAGCAATACACATTTGGCATGTATTAGATTGTCTATATTTGGGAACGTGTTAGCTAGGTCCATTGGATATGATAAAGTACATCATATAGAATATGATAGTGTTGTTGAAAGCGATTGTGAGTTTATAGAAAACTCAAAACTTTTAGATACATACGACGTAGTTACTTACAGAATCGATGACATTCATCACAATGGATTGATGTTGGGATCGTTTCAATCATATAAAATTAGTAAACTTTCTGATAAATTTCTTGTTTACGATGAGGAAGAAATAATACAATCGATTCGTTCCTCCAATGTGAAATCACCAGAATGTTTTTCTAAAGATATACTTCATTTTGGAAAAAATTATATAGAAAAATCTATAATAAACTTTGAACTTAAAGGAATGAAATTTGCTAAAAGCAAGAAAAAACCAGAGTTTCCAGCATGGTGTTTTCCATATCATGACAATAAAACTAAGAAATTATTTTTTATTGCGTGGAACCACGAAGGTATGGAAAATTTCAATATTAAAGTTATATATAATGACGTTCAAGTTCATAATATAACAGACCTAAAACCTAATTTTTGGAGAATAATCGATCTGGGAAATTATGAAGACGCTCAAGAAGTTATTGTGCTCGTAAATAATAAAGTAAGAAATGTTTTTGACTTTACAAAAATAAAAGATGAGTTTAAATACTATAGCTATAGGGAATAATATGAAAACACCACAGGCAAAATATAATATGGAAACAAACGAGTCGGATTGTGGCGACTATAGTAAAGTACTATGGGCAGCAATAATGGATCGCAGATATAAATGTGAAGTACAACGAACAGAACCATATACAGGTGTATTACTAGCGTTTGACAGCAAAGATAACGACAAACTTGTTTATGAACTATCTGTTCCTATTTCATATGATGCCAAGTTTGGCGTTGATATAGTTGACGTTGCTTCTTGGCAAGATTTGATCATTGAAAAGATTGATGAAAATAGCAATGTACCTTATGTAAAATCGGATGTATAAAATATTATGAAAATTAGATTCACACATATGGAAAGATCAGTTATATTCTATGGCAGAGGCGACTATGTCATAGACACAAGCAAGTTCCCAGAACTAGAAGGAATGTCTGAAGACGATGTTGTAAACTGGGTTTATGAAAATCAAGAAGATCTTGGCGTTGATTTTTCATACAATGATACCAAAGAAGGCAGATCAAAGGCAAATGAAGTTGTGCCGCTTGAAGAAGATAATGAAGAACTTGGATTATTGAGTGAGTGTGTCAGCGATTCAAGTGTAGATTGGGAAAAGTTTGGAGACGAAGAACACTACTTTGAGGCCAGATACACAATGGAAGAAGGCGAAGAGGATCTATAATAAAAGTTTGTAAATGTT